AATCGGCAGTTAGCAACGTTCCACTTTGCACCTCAAGTACTGATGGAGCCGACATACTGCCAATATTCATAACGATATTTGATGAGGCTAATTTATTAAACACAGCAACCGCCAAGGTCTCAATACCGTTAAGGTTGCCCTGATTATCAAACATCGGTACCGTCATAATAATTTTTAGGTTAGCAAGCGGCGCAATAGTCGCGTATGTATTGTTACTTGGCGTAATGTAATTATCCGCCGGCGCCACGATTACAGAGTTAGCCGTGATTGTTGGCGGTGGGAAACTAAAGGTATTCCAAGCGTTCGGGTTAGCCAAAGCGGCGGCTACCGTAGCTCGTAGGGTTGTAATCGGTGCGGTCATCAGCTACCCGATCATACTGTTTGGATTTTGGTAGCCTGCTATGAGGCCTCTGATCTTGCCGATCATTGAATTACCCATCCTGTACGGTGAGGGACTGAATCCATCGATTGATACGCCGCCGGTCTGTGATACCTGGCGAGCTTGGAAAATGTCTACAGCCAGAATCATCGCGGCCTCGCGTACAGCCGGCGTATTGGCATAAGCCTGGGTCTTTGTATCCACACCCTCGGCCTTGCCGTATGGAAGGACCCGGCTAAAGTTAATATTGGCGTTTGTCTTGGAGAATTGGATGAAGCTATAACCAGCCGGCCAGTTCCACGTGTAGTTATTCCAAGCGATCGATGGAATTAGATTAATAGTTCCGGCGCTCCAAGGCATCGTTCCCGTGATTGTGTACGTACCGTTAAAGGTTGAGCCGCATCCACTCAAGGTTACAGATTGGCCGGTTGTAAAGATAGCCGGGTTAGCGATCATTACTGTCGCAACATTATTCTGCAAAGTCGTACCTACAACGGGAGCGGAATCAAACCACAAAAATTGATTTAGGAGATCTTGAGCAGTTTGGCAGCACGTCTCGACAATATCTGACGAATAAAGCGCATCGATTCCAAGGTTGGCTCTTAGCTCTGCCTCGGTTACGTACGTTGCCGGCACAATGATCTCCTTAGTTAAAAAGGCCGGTAGGGCTCAAAGGGCTAAGAGCCCTACCGACTATTAGGGTTTGCTTATGTCAAGTTAAAGCGAGAAATACCGTTTGGCATCTTGATAATCGTGGCCATAAATCCGTAGATCGCGATCTGGACCTGGAGATTACTTACCACGTTCACGCTCATATATGCCTGTGGTGACTCGTAAACTGTCATAGCTTCTGGCGCAATAATGTACGCAGAGTTATCAACTACTGTTGAAGGTAGCTGATGATCGACGTACAGATCGAGACCGAGGACGTTGCCCTTGATGCTCGTAGGATTTGCCTGACCTGCCGCGTTGTATGTCTGTGATACGGCGTTGTAAATTGGTCGTCCGGTGGTATCGGTAGCGCCCATCAATAGGCTCCACATTCCTGGACCAGCTACGAAGTTCTTAGCAAAGTAGCTTGAGTTCTTGTAGATATTAGCTGCTTCCTTAGATACAAAGCCGATGATTCCATCTGAGTCTGCATCCTGCGCATCTGCCTGGTCTGTACCAGCGTTAATCGCTGTGATAACCGCAGCGTCTGTTGCTAGCAAGTAAGCTCGCTGAAGTTGGTTAGTAAGTTCTGAATAGAAGTTCGGATCTGATCTTTCCAGAAGCTCAACGCTCAGGGTATTCATTCCAGAGTACTTGGATACAGTTCCACTTAGGTACTCAGTTACCATCCCGGTATTTTGTACTGCGCCTGCTTCTGCCTCAACAGTTACAACTGGTGCAACACCTGACTGACCGCCAGCCGACGTAACCAATGACGGGATCGAAATCGTCATACCAGAATTTGGAAGGACTCCACGGCTTAGGGCATCGATTGTCGGACGTCCAAAGTTTGTATTAGATACAAACTCTGTGAGGTACTGGGTCGGATTAAAAGCCGGATTTGTTGTAAAAGAATCATCTGCGGCAGTTACATAAAGCTTTGAAGTGTCATCGCCAAGTGCAGCTTTGATCTTGTGCTCTGTGTATGTTGCCATAGAAGTAATTGGTGTACGGACTCGCTGAGAATCCAATACTGAGGGACGAATGATCTTACGAGCGGCTTCGACTTTTTCAGCCTCGACCGGTGTATCTACCGGAGTCTCCTCCGGTGTATTTTCTGGGGCTGTAGTCACAGCTTCCTCGCTTTCGGTTTCTGTTTCGGTTTCTACGATGGTCGTATTAATCACCGTAGTTTTCTCTTTGGTACTTGTTGCAGCTTCGAGCGCAGCTCGGGCCGCAGCAATATCAGTGACGGATGCGCTGGAGAAAGCCGCACTCTCGACGAGGCTGACTTCCTTGAGGACCGCAGCCGTTACTAAAAGGTAATCTCCCATTGGCTTCGAAGCGGTTACATCCACTCCGACGGATAAGCCACTTACGAGATTTTCCTGTGCCAAGGTAAGAGCGTCCTGTCCCCGGGTGCTCATACTTAAACGAAAGGACCCATACACGCCTTCGGTTGAATCGCTGAATGAAATCGCGCGACCTACAGGCTTATCTTGTTGATGCTGCGATAATAATTTAATTTTAGCTGCATCCGGAATTGAAATACTGCCGCGCTCGAATACGACTGGGCCTGCGCTCGTAAATCCGACTTCGCCATATGGTGCAACGAGTCCGGATACGATACGCCGCTCTGTATCTGCGGCTTGGATCTCTTGGCTAAACGTTAGTAGCACTTGTATCTCCTAGCGGTGTTAGTTGTTCCATCTCTCGGGCTTGATCGACGTTAATTAAATCTAGAGTTAGCATCTTTTCAATAATTTCTAAGCGCTCCTTTGCATCAACACGAAGGAAGCTGTCGTCTACCGCAAAGCGCACTTGATTTTGGCTATTGGTGATGTCATTCATACTGAGGCGGTCCTCAATGGCGCTTATGTAAGGTTGTAATGAATACGCAACGAATTCTTTACGACCGTCAATAATATTTTGGTATGTCATCGAGTTATTCATATCCGCAGAAATATAATAAGCAGGTACGTTCATCGCGCGAGCGATCTCCGTAGCCAAGTACTGGGAGGCCTCGTTGTAGGCCATATCTTTAGGTGAGAATGAAGTAGGTACGTAATCCAAAGTTGAAGTGAGGTACGCCGTTGATCGATTTTGACGAGCGCTCTTGAACGCAGCTAGTAAACCTTGAATCTGTGTTTCAGGTAAATCAGCGCCGTTATTTTTTAGGATTCCCGTAGGCATTGGAGTAGCTGCACTAACCGCAGCAGCTTTCTGAATGTCGTACGCAGCGCGAATAGTTGTACTTGCTGTTTGTAATACACCAGGTAGTAATGATTGGAAAGTTACAAGCGAACCAATACCGCTCATCGGTACAAGTTCACCGTCTAAAAAGTAATCTTTTACTTCGGTGCCGTATTGGTTTGTTGTATATGTAACGCGGTTATTAGCAACCCACTCAAACCCCGAAGGTCTGCCGTCATCTGCATATAATGAGGTCACTCTCCAGTAGGCCACCGAATAAAAAATCAAACTATCGATGGTTGCACTAATCGTAACGCTTCGCGGTTGGCGAATATCAGGCTGCTCAAGCCAAACAGGGCTACCTAACTTTTCACCGGTTGATTTTTTATATAGTGCTAAATCGATCGAGGAGATAACTCCGGCGATAAGATTTCTGCATCTTGATACGGAAGCAACCTGTAAAGCAAAGTTACGATCGATTCCAATACCGTTATATCCAAAGGAGCTATTAGTGTTAAACGATCCGTACCCGTAGGTCGTATCCATAACTGCCGGAGCGTATTGCGCTTCGATAGCCGGCTTCTCAGCCTGCTTAAAGCCTAAAGTTTGGAGTAATCCCATAACCGCCATTTTCCCATAATGTCAAGCATAAGTACGGCTATCTGCCGCGTGTCTAAACGTAAACTTTAGCCTCTCCCATTGGCTGGGTTAGCACGTGTACAACCATACTTAAACCGATCGCAATATCAACCGGGCCAGCGGATTTACGGCGGACGATTCTCCAGGAGGCGTCGCTCTCTTTTGCTGCACAGTTCGCCATATGTGTAACGAGCTCGTCCTGGCCACTATGTACCAGGCGTTTGTTAGCCAGGGCCTCGTAAAGATCGCCGGAGGCCTGGTAACCCTTCTGGCCTGAGATATCGGTTATTTGGATTCCATTAACTTCGAGCCTTTTGGCGATTGAGGCCGTTGTGTACTTGTCATAACAGACTTGTCTCGGGAAATAGACTTTGGCCCAGCGAGCGATCGCATTAGCAACGAAGAGCTCGTCAATAGATACGTCGGAGTGGAATATCTCTAACACCGCTACGCCGATCCGACCGTCAGGCATAACCTGGCCCATAACAAGCGAACCATCGCGCCTGCTCGGTCCCACGTCAAAGGCGAATACGGTAAGCGGACCGGGTACGAGTTTGAGGTCTTTGTCACCGGCATCCTCGACGGCCATATGTGGCCAGGGGCTAGCCGTAGAGCTAATCCACTGGCAAAGCATCTCGGTCTTGGTTGTCTCGATTGGTTGCGTACTAACGGCTTCCTCTAATGCCGCCTCGGTGACCGTGTACCCAAGGGCCGGATTGGCATAGGCCCAGCCGTCGCGGTCTGTAATCTTGGCAAACGGCGGAGCCGAATATTCATAGTAGCCAAACGAAGGCGGCGGCGTACTTCTAGCCCTCTCGACCAGATCATTAAGGACGGTACTGAACGCATCGCCGGCGTTCGAAGTCAGTAGGGTCTGAGCGTTTGGCTTTGCTCTCGTGGTCGGGGTAGCTGCGCGATAGCCCTCTTCTGAGATCTCGCGTACCTCGTCAATATAGAGCAGCGAGGCGGTACGTCCACGGCTGCCGTCTCTGGTGGCCGCGACCACATCCAGGCGGTGGCCATTCTTTAGCTCGATGGACTCGGTGCCATTGGCAAAGCGGATCTGTTTAACCTGACGGCTTAGCTCGTCGCTGCCCTCGATGGCATAGGCCACTTGGCGGAAGGTGTCTAAGGCCATTGACCGGTTCGAGGACATAATGAGCACATTAGGGCTATCGAATAAGAATAGGTGCCCGAGCATCATCATACGCGCCAGGTGAGTTTTACCCTGTTGTCTGGCACAGAGCACGAGATTGGTCTTGCGTATGAACATACCCTCATCGTCTACGGTGGTCATATCCCGAATTACAAAATCCTGCCACGGCAGCAAGGGCAATCCAATACTTTCTGCTAGCTGTGCGATCTCATCGCCGCGAGTGTGGCCCGTGAGATACGGGCTATGTAATCGAGGCTCAGTAGCCCCCTTACGGGGTGTAATGGTCTGAGTA